CTGTAAATACAGACCGTGCTATCCCTGATGCTCGAGACGGTCTTAAACCAGTAGCTAAACGTATTCTTTGGTCTGCCTTTGAAGAGAAGCGACTCTCTAATAAACCCCACGTCAAATCTGCGCGTATTGTGGGTGATGTTATGGGTAAGTACCACCCCCATGGCGATTCTTCAATATATGGAGCTATGGTTCGGTTGAGTCAGCCTTGGGTAATGCGTTATCCTCTGATTGATTGGCATGGATCAAACGGGAATATTGCAGGTGATGGCCCAGCCGCCGCGCGTTATACAGAAGCACGATTAGCAAAGGTAACAGAAGATGGATTACTTAGTCATATTAAAGAAGATAACGTTGATTTTATCCCAAACTATGATGAATCTCTTGAAGAGCCTGTGTGCTTGCCATCTAGCTTCCCTAACTTATTATGTAATCCTAATTCCGGCATTGGGGTGGCAATGGCGTGCAATTGGGCGCCTCATAATCTACGTGACGTTGCATCCGCGATTTATAGCTATATGGATGGTGATGTTCCTATTATTCCAGCTCCTGACTTTCCTACAGGAGGATTGATTATTAATGGGGATGAATGTGCGGATATTATTTCAAAAGGTCGAGGATCTGTAAAGATTCGAGCAAGGTATAATGTAGAAAAAAATAAAATTATTTTCTATGAAGTTCCTTATGGAGAGACTATTGAAGGTCTGCTCGCTGAATTAGGTGAAGCATGTGAAAAGGGTGAAGTAAAAGGTGTAGTAGATGCACATGATGAATCTAACAAAAAAGGAATTAGAATTGTTGTAGAGATTGCCAGAGGAATGGAACCTGCTACTGTGGCAGAAAATATATATCGTAAAACTTCTTTCCAAACCTCATTTGCTTACAACCAGGTGGCTTTAGTTGATAAGACACCCACGGAATTATCACTTAAAGATTGCTGCAAAATATATGTTGAACATAATAAAGAATGTTTAATTAAAGAATTAAATTTCAATCTCACAAAAGCAAAAGATAGACTTGAAATTGTAAATGGTTTATTGAAGGCTCTTGAAGATATTGATAATATTATTAAACTTATTAAAGCAAGTGAAAATAGTGCAGCTGCAAAAGTAAAATTAATTGAAAAGTATAATTTTACAGAAAATCAAGCAAAAGCTATTCTTGCTATGAGATTAAGTTCTTTAACAAAACTTGATTCTGTTGAAATTAATAAAGAAGCAAAAGAACTTAAAGATGAAATTGAGCATATTAATAATGTATTAAATAGTGATTATGCTCAAATGATTGAAATTAAATCTCGACTTGAAGAACTTGTTAAGAAATATGGTGATGAACGTAGAACTGAAATTGCCAATATTGAAATTAAAGCAGAAGCAAAAGAGAAGAAAGAAGTAATTCCTGAAGATGTAGTAGTTGTAATAACTCAAGGAGGAGATATTAAACGAGTACCCAAGATGAGTTTTAAGGTACAGCGAAAATCTAGCAAAGGAATTAAAACAGGAGATGAAAATATTCTTTCTTCTTTTGCTACTAACACTCTTGATACTGTAATGATATTTACAGATATTGGTAAAATGTATAAACTCCCTGTGGATAAAATTCCTGTAGGAGATAATAAAACAAAAGGAATTAATCTTAATACAATATTTAAATTTGAGCCAAAAGAAAAAATTCAAGCTGCTATTAATCTTAAAGATAATACAAATGCAGAGTATGTTGTATTTTTTACAAAACAGGGATTAATTAAGAAAAGTAGATTAGAAGAATATAAGAATCTTAAAAAGAATTGTGGCGCCCCTGCAATTAAACTCAAAGAAGGAGATTCTATTGCTAATGTAACATTTTTAAAAGATGAAGATGTTGTTGTTCTAACTGAAAAAGGTATGTGTATTAGATTTGAAACAAAATCTATTTCACCTATTGGTAGAGTAACAACAGGAAGAAAAGCTATTAAACTTGGAGATGGAGATAAAGTTTTAGCTGGCCTTCCAATTAATAGAAAAGATGAACAAAAAATGTTATTAGTAGGAACAAAAGATGGGTACGTGAGCAAAGTTCCAATTGAAACTTTTGTTAACCAGGCTCCTAATGGTAAAGGTGTGAAGCTAATAAAACTCGCGGCAACCGATATATGCGTTAACGGCATCATCTGTACCAACGATGATAATCTTCTTGTTATTGGAACTAAACATAGTAAGGCTATTAATGTATCGGAACTTGTACAAACTTCCCGTGATAGCACCGGCCGCGCGATTATCAAAGATGAGGAATTAAAGAATTTAGTGAAGTTCTAAGGAACTTCACTTTATTTTTTTAAAATTTTATGATATAATATATTATAAGATAAAGAAAGGGGTAAATAATTATGAATGAAAAAGAAGTTCTTATTCGTATTATAGATGAAAAAAATAGTTATATGATTCGAGCAGAATATACTTCCATCCCTTCTGAAATGCTTAAAATGTATCATTATATGAAAGACAAGGATGGTCTTTATATTCGTCTTAAAGACAATAATGAAGATGAAAAATATCATGCTGAATATGATGATGTAATTGCTTCTGTAAAAGATGTAGAAGTTGTTCCTGGCGGAGATAATTGGTTAAGTTGTATTGATGTTTATGTTGAGGTTGTTTGAATATGATTAAATCCCTTTATCCATGTTTTCAGCATTGGTCTGAAAAAGGAAGTGTATATTTAGTTTCAGATACACATTTTAGAGATCTTGATAGAAAATATATGGGATACCATATTTCTAACGAAAATCAGTTTTATTTCTTAAAAGATATTTGTCATAGAAATGATACTCTTATTCATCTTGGTGATGTTGGAGATTTAAGTTATATTAAACGACTTAAATGTTATAAAGTACTTATCATGGGAAATCATGACCAGTCTATTGAAAAAATGGAGCATTATTTTGATGAAGTATATTCTGGTCCACTTTGGATAAGCCAGAAACTTGTTCTTTCTCATGAACCTCTTGATTTAAGATGTTATGAGACTGATGAAAATATAGCTTTTAATATTCATGGACACGACCATGCAGGAAAATATAGAGGACGTGATTATTTAAATATTACTCAGAATATTTATGGATATGTACCTTTAAATCTAAATCAATTTATTAAAGGTGGATATTTAAAAAGAATAAAAGATATTCATAGAACTATAATAGATAATGCTGTAGCTAATCAAGAAATAAATAGTATACTTCGTGAATGGTATACTGATACTGGAGTAGAAAATGTTTGATATAAAAGAAGTTGAAAAACTTTATCCAGGAGCTGGTGGATTGATGATTCCTCCCCAGTTAATCCATAAAGGTACAGACTCACAGCTTAAAGCCTGTGATGATGGTACTTGGTTTGCCCAGTTAAAAAAAGACGGGGCGTTGTATATGTATGTTAAAGGACTTGGCGGTGAAAATTATCTTTTTGGCAGAACAGTAAGTAAAAAAACTGGGCTTCTTACAGAGAAAGCTGCTAATGTTCCTCATATTATAGAAGCATTTCATGATATTCCTAATGGAACAATTATCCTTGGGGAGATTTATTATCCAGGTAAAACATCAAAAGATGTAACTAGTATCATGGGATGTCTTCCGCAGAAAGCAATAGAAAGACAGAATGGTAGTTACGGACCGATTCATTATTATATCTATGATTGCCTTGGATATAATGGGACTAGTCTTTTAAATTATGATAACTGGACGAGGTATCAGGTTTTACAGGCTATATGGGAAAAACACATAGTTGAAACTAGTGTTATTCCATTTACTTTGGAACTCGCAGCTGCCGTTGATACGGAGATTTATACCAGCATTGGTAAAGCTCTCGCCGCAGGTGAAGAAGGAATGGTAGTTAAGAAAAAAACTGCATTGTCGGAGCCTGGAAAGCGTCCACAAACTATGCTTAAAGCTAAACAAATAGATAATATAGATGCAGTAATTATAGGTTTTAAAGATCCTGTAGTAGAATATACAGGAAAAGAAATTGAAACTTGGCAATATTGGGTAAATGGATATGACGGGTCTCATTTACCTATTGGTTTTCATTACGGTGAAGATATTGCTATTCCAGTGACTAAACATCATTATTTTGGATGGAAAAATGCAATAGAAATTGGTGCGTATGATGATAATAATAATCTTCATTCTATTGGTACTATTGCTTCTGGTCTTACTGATTTTATAAGAGAAGATATGTCTCTTCATCCAGAAAACTATCTTAATAAAGTAGTTTCGATACAATGTATGTCAAAAGATAATAAAGAAAAGACATTAAGACATGGATTCTTTCTTAATATAAGAGAGGATAAAAATGCAAATGAATGTAAATTAGACGATATTTTTAAGTAAAAAATCTTTTGACTTAAAGAAAAATTTTTGATATAATAAAAATATAGAATTTAAAGATAATTTATTTTAAGGAGAATTTAATATGACAAAGAAACTTAATCCTAATGGTAAACTTGTTTATGATTATGTAAAGGCTCATGAAGCTGAAAATATTACTTCTGGCGACATTGCAGAAGCCCTTGATCTTGGTAAGAAGACTGTTGATGGAATTGTTACAATGACTTTTGTTCGTAATACAGTCAAGAGTGAAGATGGAGAAAAGACAATCGTTCCTCTTATGGAAAGAGTTGTTGCTGATGTTGAAGTTGATGAAAACGGTAAGCCAAAGATGAAGAAGTTTATCAAGCTTACAGACGAAGGCAGAAATCTTGAAATTGAAGAGGCTTAATTAAATAATTAAGCTATTTTATATCAGGGTTGATTTACTCAACCCTGATAATTGTATTAAAAAATATGATAAAAGGACTTTTAATAATTAGTATAATTTTATGTATTTTTGTTGTTATTATTTCTATTGTTATTTATAAAAAAATTATTGTTTTAAAATAGACAGAATAGAAAGAAAAAGAATTAATAAATAAAATTGATTTTTTAAATTATTAGCAATAGGAAAAAACAAAAGACTTATAGGCTATAAAAGATGTTATAACAGCTTCTAAAAGTTAGATAACATATATTAATAATGTTATAAATGATAAACAAAAATAGCATAATAAATTAATTAAACAAGTTGCCTAGATGAAAAAATAGTCTAATTAGTTCTACAATCAATAGAAAAAGATTATAGAAAAACAATTAGATTAGTTTAAAAATATAACATCTAAAGCTGCGGAAAATTATTTTGCTAATTTAGAGAAGGCTTATGAACACGCGGGCGCCGTGCATACGGAGAAAATGACTAATCTCAAGGCAGAATAGGATAAGGCCGCCGCGGATTTAGAAAAATTAAAAGAGACTCGCAAAGCTGCATACGAAGCTTCTTTGCGTGCTGCATAGGTAAAATAGAATAAAGATAATTATCGTCTTCAACCTTTTTATCAAGATATGAATGATATTCATCTCTTGGAAAAAGTTAAACAACAAATAAGTAAACCTCGTATTTTATCAATGCTTATTTGGCAAACTTATTGGCAACCCCTTGCTAAAAAACAATTTCCTATTATTCTTAAAGATAAAACAAAAATTGGTATTTATAAAATTACTAATCTTTTAAACGACCAATGTTATATTGGGCAAAGCACAGATGTATATACTCGTTGGTGCGCTCATTGTAAAGCGGGGTTAGGTATAGATACTCCAGTAGGAAATAAGCTTTATCAAGCTATGCTACAAGACGGTCTTTAGAATTTTACTTTTGAACTTTTATGTGAGTGTTCTAGATAGGAACTTAATTAGAAAGAAGCTTACTTTATAAGTTTGTATCAAGCTGATACTTTTGGATATAATAGTACGATAGGAAATAAAAAACAATGAATTTTACTAATACATCGGTTATGAATTTTTAGGGAGCTTTTAGAGGGCTTCGTAATCCTCTTGAATCTTGGTCAAAATCTGATAGCTTTTCAGGTTTAATTAGCCTTAATGATTATGATAAAGCTGCTGATACAGCATATCTTTGGATTGAAAATGAAAACAAAATAAGAAAAGAGAAAGGAGAAACTCTTTTCGATTTTAATTCAGAAAATTACTATGATATAGAAGATAAATATATTGACTGGCTTTGTGATCAAGGCGTTTTAGATTATAGTGATTATGATGATTATGCAAGAGTTTTCTTTGTTGGCCCGACAGATTTAAGTTTAGCACAACGAATGATTAAAGCTGGCTCTTCAGATAGAAAATTTCTTCGTCAAATTATGGTATCTGTTGATATAACCGCTCCACTTTATTGGTGGAAAGAAGCAGATACATATAAAATTGGTACTACTGCTAATTCAACAAGTACCATGCATAAAATAAGTAGTACACCTATTACTAAAGAGTGTTTTGAAATGGATGATTATTCATCTGATTTAACTTTAGAAAACAATGAACATTTTCTTATTAATAGTATATGGGATAGTATTATAAACGATTGCGAATCACTTCGTAAAAAATATAATGAAACTAAAGATCAGCGTTATTGGAAAGAATTAATTCGTATACTTCCAGAAGGATGGCTTCAAACCAGAACATGGACAGCTAATTATGAAATATTAAGAAATATGTATACTCAAAGAAGACATCATCGTCTTACAGAATGGCATCAGTTTTGTGAATGGGTAGAATCTCTTCCTTATGCAAAAGAGTTGATTCTATTTAATCTTGACTAATATAAAATTTTATGATATAATTATTATATAGTTAAAATATTTGTTTAAAAGTAAAGGAAAAATAAAATGAAAAAGATTATTAATTCAGAAAGAATTGAAGGTAGAGTTTATCAGCATAATCTTGAAATGAAAACAGTACAGAATAAAGATTCTGCGAATTATGGAAAAGAATTTATTTCTGGTACTCTTGATGTTGCAACTGACGAAAAAGGACTTAATGTTCTTTCTATTCACTTTACATATGTTGTTGAAATGACAAATAGTGGAAAGAAAAATGTAACATTTGGAGTTCTTAAAAATATTATTGAAAATGGTAAGACTTGGATTGCAAATGGAAAAGATGAAGCTCTTAAAGTTAGAGTTAGTACTGCACTTGCATTAAATGATTTCTATACACCTGATGATCGTCTTGTTTCTGCAAAGAGAAGTGAGGGCGGCTTTGTCAATGTAATTAATGAACTTGGCAAGGAAGATGAAAGAAACACATTTGATGTTGATATGTTAATTACATCTGTAACAAGAGTTGAAGCAAATGAGGAAAATAATATTGAAGAAGATTATTTAACTCTTCGTGGTGCAATCTTTAATTTTAGAAATGCAATTCTTCCTGTCGAATTTACTGTAAGAGATGAAGAAGGTATTTCATATTTTGAAAGCTTAGATGCATCTGCTCAGAATCCTATCTTTACAGAAGTTCGTGGTAAAATTATTAGCACAACAGTAAAGAGAGAAATTAAAGAAGAGTCTGCATTTGGTACTGCATCAGTTAGAACAGTTGACAGAACAACAAGAGAATGGTGTGTTGATTGGGCAAGACCTGTAGAATATGATTTTGGGGCAGAGGATACTTTAACAGTAGAAGAAGTTAAAAAGGCGATGGAAGATAGAGAAGTTTATCTTGCTAATATTAAAAAGAGACGAGATGATTATCTCGCAACTAGAAATAGCTCTTCTACACCTGCTGCAACAGCGAGTATCCCAACAGGTGGATTTGATTTTTAATAAGTAGTATAAATAATATAATATAGAATAAATAGGGGAAGAGAAATCTTCCCCCTTTAAATAAGGAGTCAATATGGCAATTAATTTATTACAGTTACAACCTCATAAAGTAAGTACAGATTTAACAGGATATATTACTTATTTATATGGCGCTCCTAAAACTGGTAAAACAACTCTTGCTTCTCAAATGCCAGGTGCTATTCTTTTAGCTTTTGAAAAAGGGTATAACGCACTTCCTGGTGTAGTAGCACAGGATATTACTTCTTGGGGAGAAATGAAACAAGTTTATAGGTAGTTAAAAAAGCCAGAAGTAAAACAGACTTTCCAAAGTGTCATCGTTGATACAATTGACATTGCTGCTGATATGTGTCAAAGGTATATTTGTAGTCAAAATGGAATTACATCTTTAGGCGAACTTGGTTTTGGAAAAGGATGGACATTTTTTAAAGATTAGTTTAGTCAAGTATTTAGAGGCTTAACACAGCTTGGTTATGCAGTCGTTTTTATTGGACATGATAGAGAAGTATTAAGCGAAGATGGGAAAAGTCGAACAATCCGTCCTGCTTTAAGTAATTCAATTCGGACTATTATTTCAGGTATGTCTGATATTATTGGATATGCACATCAAAGTAAAGATTATAAAGATAGTAGTGTTGTTACTTTTAGATGCCCAGATGATTCAATAGAATGTGGAAGTAGATTTAAATATTTAAAATCAGAATTTCCTTTAAGTTATAATAATCTTGTTAAAGAATTAAAAGAAGCAATAGAAAAAGAAGCTGCTGAACATAATAATGAATTTATTACAAGCGAAAAGCAGCAAACAATAGACGAAGATGAAGTATATGATTTTGACTCTTTAAGAGCAGAATTTAAAGGACTCGTAGAAACGTTAATGGAAGAAAGTGAAGATAATGCAATGAAAATTACTAGTGTTGTTGAACATTATCTTGGAAAAGGTAAGAAAGCTAGTGAAATTACGCCTTATCAAGCTGAATTCTTAAAATTAATTAATGAGGATTTGAGAAACTTATGATTAAACAAGAAGAATTTGATAAAATGTTAATGGATGACCATGAAGAATTGGTTGTAAGTGCAGAAGACTATCGCGCAATACAAACTTGGGAAGGTTTTGTTGCTAAAGCAAATTCATATGGTGAATATAAAGGACATAGACTCTTTCCTGAGACTTCTTGAAAACCACGGCAACGGGTTAACCGTTGCCGTATTTGACTTATATAGAAATTTATGTTATAATATAATATATAATTGATAGAGGTGGTAGTTTATGGCTCATGCATATGTAAAATGTTTATATTGCGGTAAGCAGTTTGATAGATTAAACGAGCCTAATGTTAAGCTAGGAAGAAGATATGCTCATAAAGAATGTTATGAAGCACAGGATGATTAGACTTTAAAAGAGCAAAAAGATAGGGCTGATTTTTTTGCTTATATTAAAGAACTTTATGGTGAAGATTATAATTTTATATCCATCTCTAAGCAAGCGGAAAATTATATTAAACAATATGGTTTTACTTATAGTGGAATGTTAAAATCTTTAAAATGGTTTTATGAAATAAAACATGCTGATAAAGAATCTTCTAATGGAAGAATAGGTATTATTCCTTATATCTATGAAGATGCTAAAAAATATTATTATAATCTTTATCTTGCACAACAAAGAAATAAAAATATTCAAAATTACCGATTAGAGGTTAAAGAGATCGTGATAGCCTCCCCGCGCGTTTATATAGCGCCACCTAAATTATTTGATCTAGGAGATGAAGAATAATGCCAAACTATACAGATATCCCTTCTGTTGTTCAAGTAATAGGAGCAATTTATAATAACCCTTCTCTCTTGGACAATGAAAAATATAATTTTAACTCTGAAGATTTTACCGAAGAATTCCATAAGATACTATTTGGTTCTATATATAATCTTCATCAGCTTGGAGCGAAAGAAATTAATGTAAATACAATTACAGACTATCTAGAAACTCGTCCTTCAAAGCTTGCTACTTTTAAAATAAACAATGGAGTAGAATATCTTCATGAACTTTCTACTTCTACACAACTCGCAGCTTTTGATTATTACTACAATCGAATGAAAAAGATGACTCTTTTTCGTATGTATCAAAATATAGGATTTGATTGTAGTTCTATATATGATATAGATAATATTTTTGACGCAAAGAAAAAGCAAGCGCAAGAAGACTGGTTAGATAATACTCCTATTGAAAAGATAGCAGATTTAATAGATGGAAAAATCCAGCAAATAAGAATGAAATACATAGATAATGCAGATACAGTATTTCAGCAAGCTGGAGAAGGAGTAGATAATCTTATTTCTCGTCTTATGGAATTTCCAGAAATTGGATATCCAATGTATGGAAGAATTATTAATACAGTTACTCGCGGAGCAAGATTAGGTAAATTATATCTTCGTTCTGCTGCTACTGGAGTAGGAAAAACTCGTGCTATGATTGCAGACTGTTGTTTTATAGCGTGTAGTGAATTATATAATCCTCAAACAAAACAGTGGGAAGAAAATGGAACACAAGAACCTTGTGTATTTATAACGACTGAGCAGCAAATAGATGAAATTCAAACTATGATGTTAGCTTTTATATCTAATGTCAATGAAAAAAATATTCTTAATAATGAATATTATGGAGATGAACTTGATAGAGTTAGAAAAGCCGCTCAAATATTAAAAAACACTCCTATATATATTAAAAGACTTCCTGACTTTACTTTACAGGATATTGAAAACACAATTAAATTTTCTGTTCGTGAATGGGGTGTGAGATATATTTTTCATGATTATATCCATACTAGTATGAAAATTTTAAGTGAAATATCGGGAAAAAGTAAAGTAGAAGGACTAAGAGAATATAATATTCTTTTTATGATAGCTGTTAGACTAAAAGATTTGTGCGTAGAAAATGGAGTTTTTATTGAAACAGCAACCCAGTTAAATAGTGAATATCGTACTGCAAATGTTTATGATCAGAACCTTCTTCGAGGAGCAAAGTCTATTGCAGACAAAATTGACCTTGGAGAAATTATGTTGGAAGTTTCATCTGATGACAGAGATGCACTTAGTGATGTTATTAATCGTAATGGTCTTCCAATGCCAGATATAAAGATTAGTGTTTATAAAAATAGACGAGGAGAATATAAAGATATTTTACTGTGGTGTGTAAGTAACAGAGGTTGTTGTAAAATAGATCCAGTTTTTGTAACTAATTATCAATATGAGTTAATCAATATTCCAGATTTAAAGATAAAGGTAAAATGAAAAAAACAATTTATGTTTGTGATATTTGTCAAAGAGAATTTGATAATGATATTAATATGTTTACATTAAAATATGAAAATAATTCTAAAGTAAACACAGGTAAAATGTTAAAAAATGAATATTATAATGATTTTCCGAACAGTGTAGAAAAATGGGATATATGTTATAATTGTTTACAAGAAATTAGAACTAAAATAAGAGGCTTTTAAGGTGAAATAAAATGAGACAATGGATATGTAAATGTGATATTTGTGGAGAAGAAAAACCTGAAAAAGAGTTATATCATATTAAAGTAAAAAGTAAAAGTTTTATAAATTATGTTAATTACGATGAAATGTTTGCAGATAGACGTAAAATAGACATTTGTGATATTTGTGTAGCAAGATTTAAAGATTTTATAAAAAGGGAAAAGAAAAAATATGATATTAATTGATATAGATATGCCATCTTGTTGTGCAAAATGCCCTCTTTTTGATGATAGATGGGATTATCCAACTTGTTATGCAACTCAAGAATCTAGAGGATATAATTTTAAAATTCATGAAAAACGTATGCCAGATTGTCCTTTAAAAGATTTTATTCCAGAAACACGTTATATAACAAGACATTATGAATTCATACCAGTACGATAAAGACAAAATAAAAAACTCTTTAACAATAGAACAAGTATTTGATTTAGTTTCAGACCTTGGAGGAGAACCAGTAATGAATACTGGTTTCTTCGTATCTGAAACTATATGTCATAACCACCCAGGTGATGGTAGTCATAAATTATATTATTATGATAATACAAAACTTTTCCGTTGTTATACTGAGTGTGAACCTCCTACATTTGACATATTCCAGCTTGTTTGCAAAGTAAAGAATATATCAAAGGAATTTAAAATAAGATATAACGAAGAAGGTCAAGAAGAATATAGAGAATGGGTTCTATACGATGCAATACAATTTGTTGCTATATACTTCGGCTTTGAGGCTGAAAATGAAAAATTTTTTCAAAAACATATAGAACTTCAAGATTGGGAAATTTTTAAGAAATATGAAGAAAATAACCTTTCAAAACAAAGACAAATTATTGACCTTCACATTTATGATGATGGAAAAAAAATATTAAAAAATCTTCCGCGGCCGCGGTTAAAAGATTGGGAAGACGAGGACATTTCCCCGGAGGTAGCGGCCGCCGCGAGTATTTGTTATGACCCAAAAATGAATGGTATAGTTATACCTCATTATGATATTAATAATCATCTTATAGGAATTAGAGAACGTACTTTAATTAAAGAACAGGAGCAATATGGAAAGTATAAACCGGCTATACTTAATGGTAAAATGTATAATCATCCTCTTGGTTTTAACTTATATAATATTAATAATAGTAAACGACATGTGCAAGAGTTCAAAAGATGCTTTGTATTCGAAAGTGAGAAATCTTGTCTTAAATATGCTTCTTATTTCGGACTTGATAATGACATTTCTGTGGCTATCTGCGGATCTTCATTAAATAATTATCAAGTTTCTTTGCTCTTGTCTTTAGGAGTAAAAGAAATGGTTATAGCTTTAGATAAACAGTATCAAAAAGTTGGGGATAATGAATGGAAAAGATGGGTGCAAAAATTTTATCAATTACATAATAAATTTGGGAATAAAGTTCAAATAAGTTATATGTTTGATTTTGATAAATATTTAGACTATAAACAATCACCTATTGACAACGGAAAGGAAGTTTTTTTAACTCTTTATAAAAATAGAATTTTTTTATAAATCCAATAGACAAGGGACAAAATAAGAAAATAACATCATTATTATTTTCTTTTTTTAAAAAGGAGAAAAAGTAATGAAAAATTTAATTGGGCAAAAATTTAATTTTTTAACAGTTATAGATGGACCTATTAGAAAAAATAATAAAATTTATTGGAAATGTAAATGTGATTGTGGTAATATTAAATAGGTTCGATCAGACCAATTAAAATCTGGTACAACTAAAAGTTGTGGATGTTACAAAAATAAAATTTTTGCAGATAGAAATAAAAAAAGACAAACATTACAATTAGAAGGTCAACGTTTTGGAAAATTAACAGCTATAAAACCAACTAAATAGAGAACTTCCGATGGTAGAATAATTTGGTAGTGTAAGTGTGATTGTGGAAACACTTGTTTAGTAGATACTCATTCTTTACAACAAGGCAAAAAGAGTTCTTGTGGATGTTTAATTTCTAAAGGCGAATTTTAGATAATGAATATTTTAATTAAAAATAATATTAATTTTATTTCTCAATATAAATTTAAAGATTGTATTTTTCCAGATACAAAATATCCAGCTATCTTTGATTTTTATTTACCAGATAAGAACATTTGTATAGAATATGATGGAGAACAACACTTTTATTATAAAAATAATTAGCATACCTGGAACACAAAAGAAAACTATTAGAAAGTAATAAAACATGATTAGTTTAAAAATAATTGGTGTAAACAAAATAATATAATTTTAATTCGTATTCCTTATATTAAGATAAATAACATATAGATAAAAGATCTTTTAGAAACTTCTAATTTTATTGTATAAAGAAGTCATTTCCTTGACTTCTTTATTTTTTTTTGATATAATATAAATAGAAAATTTATAAGGAAAAATAACTATGCAATTTAAATTAATTAATCCAATTAATCCACAATATTCAACAGTAGAACAAGTATTAACTAATCGAGGTATTCCATATAACTAGATAAAACATTATCTTCATACAACAGAAGAAGATATAAATCTTCCATAGGCTTTTGGTGAATAGTTGATGAAAACCGCGGCGGCCCTTATCATTCAAACGGTAAGGTCTAATAAGCAAATGGCAATTATTGTAGATTGCGACTGCGATGGCTACACTTCATCGGCAATTTTAATTAACTATTTACATGACCTTTTTCCCGTGTATGTTGAAAATTATTTATCTTATTTTGTGCATGATAGTAAACAGCATGGTTTGAGCGATACTTTTCCCTGGCTTAGTAATCGTACTAATCTAGGTCTAGTAATATGCCCAGACTCATCAAGTAACGATTATGAATATCATAAACAATTAAAAAGTCAAGGAATTGACGTTTTAGTATTAGATCATCATGACGCTGATCATATTAGTTAGGATGCAGTTATTATTAATAATCAACTTTCTGGATATCCTAATAAAAATTTATCTGGCGCTGGTGTAACTTGGCAATTTTGTAGATACCTTGATAAGCTTATGAATATTAATAATGCTGAACAATACAGGGATTTAGTTGCCCTAGGATTAGATGCAGATATGATGTCGTTGACTGATATTGAGACTAAGCATTTAATTAGTACCGGTTTAGCCCGTCCGCGCAATCCATTTATAGTAAAAATGGCATAGCGCAACTCTTTTTCATTAAAAGGAAAACTTACTCCTATAGGAGTAGCTTTCTATATTGCTCCTTTTGTTAATGCAATGACTCGTTCTGGTTCAGTTGAAGAAAAAGAGCTTCGTTTTAAATCAATGCTTAAGCATGAATCGTTTAAAGAACTTCCTTCAACTAAACGAGGACATTGTTTAGGAGAAACTGAAACTTTAGTAGACCAAGCTATTCGTGTAGCTACTAATGTAAAAAATCGTCAAACTAAAGCGCAAGATTAGTTTCTAGCTGCTATTGAACAAAAAATAGAAAAACATAACCTACTTTCACATAAAGTCCTTCTTTTCCTTTTGTAGGAAGGAGAAGTAGATCGTAATATAGCAGGATTAGTAGCTAATAAAATTATGGCAAAATATCAACGACCAGTATGTATTTTAACTAGGGTTTAGATAAAAACAGAAAAGCTTAAAACTGATAATAATTTACCTTGGGATGAATATGAAGAAACTTATACTGTTTCATATGCAGGTTCTGCTAGAGGTTGTGATAAAACAGGTATATCAGATTTTAAATCAATTTGCTTACAAACCGGAGTGTGTAATTATGCAGAAGGACATCCTGGAGCATTTGGTTTATCTATAAATGAATAGAATATTCCTATTTTTATTCAAAGGACAGATGAAATTTTATCATCTATGAATGATTAGGCTATTTATTATGTAGATTATATATATGAGCAAAATACTATAAATCCTACAAATATTTTAGATATAGCAAGTTTAGATACTCTTTGGGGAAAAGATATTGATGAACCTTTTATTGCTATTAAAAATGTAAAAATAACTCCAGATATGGTTACTATATATGATAAAAGGGGATATACTTTAAAAATTAATCTTGGTGATATTGCTATTTTAAAATTTAATGCAACAGAAAAAGATTGTTAGGTTTTTCAAACTAATAATAGTGGTTTTATTGAAGTAAATATTATTGGTAGATGTAATGAAAATGAATGGAATGGATATATTACCCCTCAAATATTTATGTAGGATTATTAGGTAATAGATAGTAATAAATATTATTTTTAAAGTAAAACTTGACAAGATATATATTTTATGATATAATATTATTATAAATAGACAAAAAAGGAAAAACGTATGTCAATAATACTTACTAAAAAACAAGAAGAAGGATTAAAAATAGCAATACAGCGATATTTAAATCATGAAAAATATACAGTAATTTCAGGATATGCGGGTACTGGTAAAAGTACCCTCGTTAAATTTATAACTCAATCTTTACCCAATATAGATTCTGAAACAGATGTAGTATATGCAACCTATACAGGTAAAGCTGCACAAGTTCTTATCTCTAAAGGAAATTGGAATGCGATGACGTTACATCGTTTGCTTTATGAATCTGTCCCTAAGCCAGACGGAACTTTTTTAAGAAAAAAACGACTTACTATAGAATATCCTATTGTAGTGGTAGATGAAGTATCAATGGCTCCAAGAGAAATGATGGAGCAACTTTTTTCTTATCATGGAATTTATGTAATCTGTTTAGGTGATCCTTTTCAGCTTCCTCCTATTGATAAAGATGCAGATAATCATCTATTAGATAATCCTCATGTATTTCTCGATGAAGTAATGAGGCAAGCTATGGATTCAGAAATTATTCGCTTAACAATGGGTATTAGAGAAGGAAAAGAATTAGAAAACTTTGATGGTAAAGATGTTAAAGTTTATAATCAAGAACAATTAAACACAGGTATGCTTTTATGGGCAGATCAAATCATTTCAGCAACTAATAAAACAAGAGTTGAAATGAATAATAATATGAGAAATCTTTTAAAGAGAGGAAACAACCCTGAAGATGGAGATAAGGTTATTTGTCTTCGAAATTACTGGGAAAACTGTAATACTAATGGAGATTATCTTGTAAATGGTACTATAGGAACTTTAAACGATACTTATAATAGTTTTATTAGAATACCATATTACTATGGTGGGCAACTTGTAGATGTAGTATATTCAGATTTTGTTTCAGAAGATGGATATAGTTATGGAAATCTCCAAATGGATAAGAAAGAAATCCTAACAGGAGAAAGAAGTTTAGATAATAAAACTATTTATCGTTTAACAAGAAGTAAAAGATATTTTCATTTAGTACCGATGGAATTTACTTATGGATATTGTATTACATGCCATAAATCTCAAGGTAGTGAATGGGATAAAGTATTGGTTATAGAAGAAAAATTTCCTTTTAGCAAAGAAGAACA